CGGCTATCACTACTTCGGACGACACGGCGGAACCTTGCGGACAACACAGGACAATCGTTTCAAGGTTTTCGAGAAGCAGCTATCCGCACTCGGCCACCTCATGAAGAAAGAGGGATTCGAGATCATCAATAAGACGCCGGATTCCGATCTCAGGTGTTTCGCTCGTGGTTGAGATCGTTCAAGTCACTGGCCTGCGCGAACTTGAAGCACAGTTGCGTTCGCTAGGCGAAGAATACGGCCCGAAGGCTGCGGCAAGCCCGGTGCGCTATGCGCTAGGGAAGGCCGGAAAGGTCGTGCAGGCAACTGCGAAAGCGCGTGTGCGCCGCAAGACCGGGACGCTCGCCGAGAACATCATCGTGACGACGGATCGGAAGCCGCCGGCCGGGCAGATGGGCGTCAAGGTCACTGTCCGCGCTAAGGCCCGCGCCTACAAGTCGAGCTCGCGGAATGTTCGTCAGGGGAAGATCGGCCTCGAATACAACTTCTACGGGCCATTGTTCTATGCGAAGTTCCTCGAATTCGGTACTTCGCCTAGTTCAAAACGTCCGTGGGCTACAAGGCCTTATCCGTTCATGCGGCCAGCGTTCGAGGAGAACAAAGGCGCATTGCCCGGCATGATCAGAGACGAACTTGCGAAGGCCATAGATCGCTCTGTGCGGCGCTTGGGTGGGAAGGCATGACCGTCAAATTGCCAGCCATCCAGTCGGCCCTTACAGGTTCCGGCGCTCTTACGGCGATCGTCGGTGCGCGTATCTATCAGACGCTAGCGCCCGAGGATGTGGCGCGCCCATACGTCATTTGGACATTGGTATCAGCCGTGCCAGAGAACCAGCTTCCCTATGCACCAGAGGATGATGACCAGCGCGTGCAGGTGGACACGTTCAGCGAATCCCAGACGCAGGCTCGGCAAGCCGTACAAGCCGCCGCGGACGCTTGCGAGGCTATTGGCTACATTGTTTTCGGACCATGGTTCTCATTCGAGGACGATACGAAACTTCATCGCGGTTCGTTTGACGTTGAGGTCTGGACGAAACGCTAAGTGTGCTGCATCCGGTAAGCCTCGGCCTCCGGTGCGCATAGCGGTGGCGAATCGCGCGATAACGCTACCGCCCGGTCAGTAATCAATCCGGCGTCCGCGGCAACGATATGCCGCTCATCTATCAGGGCCAGCCATTGCGCTGGCCTTTTTCATTTCCGGGTCGTGCACGACTCGGTAAAGCGACTGCTGTGAAGCAGCCGATCCGCAACGCCGCGAGGCGTCGCATCCCATCGATGGAGCAACACGCTATGAGTATGACCACCAAGGGCACGCAGTTGTATCTGCGTATTGAGAACTCCAACGGCTACCAGATGGTGCAGGTTGGATGTCCTCGCGGCATCCAGGGTCTCGGCGGCGCTGCAAGTCAGGTAGACGACACCTGTCTCGACGACGAAGAGATGAAATACAAGCCAGGCATGCCGAACCCCGGCCCGATGACGGTTGATCTGAACTTCGATCCGACCGTCATCTCGCATCAGGAGTTGTGGGACCTCTACAACTCGCAGGATGTCGTGCCGTGGGCTGTCGGCTGGAGCGACGGCAAGGATATTCCGCCGACCGTGGATGGCTCCGGAGTCATCACTTACCCGACGACGCGCACCTTCACCAGCTTCGACGGCTACATCGCCGACCTTCCCCTCAACTTCGCGATCAATGCCCTCGTGACATCGCAGATGTCCGTGCAGCGCAACGGCCGCCGCGTCATGCATTACAAGGCCTAAGGCCTGCCCCAACGGCAATTCCCCTTGCAGCCGGCTCGGCATGTAATACCGCGTCCTCTTGCCGTGGCGCGGGCGCCGCTGTCGGCTGCATCTCAATTACGGCAAGGACCTAATCGCAATGTCTCTCTACGACGAACTCAGCGAAGCCATCGGCGAAATGCGCATCGAGCGCGAAGTCACCATTGGCAAGACTGTCAAAAAATTGTGGTTCCGCGAACTCTCAGCGGATGACGCCGAGGAATTTTTCGGCAAGGTCGATAAGGACCCGAAGAAGAACAAGGGACTCCGCAATCGACTGCTCGCCAAGATCGTTTGCGCCGCAGATGGCTCTCCAGCTCTCACCGAGGCTGAGGCAGGGAAGCTTTCCAACCAGGCCGCAAATGCGCTTCAGAAGATCGCGCTTGAAGTGAATGGAATCGGCGATACCGCGCAGGACGAAGCAAAAAAAGAATAGCGGGAGACGCGCGCTTCTGGTGGTTTCTATTCCTTCGCACCGGCCATCCGCCGCGAATCCTCAAGCGATTCCTGACGATGGCCGAGGCGATGGAGCTGCGCGCGTTCTATGCCCGCTATCCATTCGATGACGAATCCAATCACTGGTTACCGCACGGCATGTTGCAGGCCCAAGTCGCGAACTTGATGGCCGGCAAGGGTGCGCCCGCAAAGAGTGCATTCGACTTCATGCCATTCCGACCGAAAGACGAGTCCGACAGCCATCCGCTGCTCGACAACTGGGACGCTTGGTAAGACATGGCAGATCTCGCTTCGTTAGTCATTGGCTTAAGAGCCGATGTCGCTCAATTGCAGAGCGACCTAGGCAAAGCCAATGCGCTGAATCAGCGTTATGCGAAGAGTGCCAGCGATACATGGACGTCGGCCGGCGCTGATATCGGCAAAGCATTGGGCGCTGGCATTATCGCTATTGCCGGCATTGGCGCCGCGATGGCGAAACAGGCGATTGATGCGGCTGACGGCCTCAGCAAACTATCGCAGAAGGTTGGCGTTTCGGTCGAGTCGCTATCCGCGCTCAACGTCGCGGCAAAGCTATCCGATGTCAGCGTCGATCAGTTGCAAGGAGGATTGTCGCGTCTCGCCCGTAGTGCCGCCGACGCAGCCACCGGTAGCAAGCAACAGGCCGCCGCGTTTCAGGCGATGGGAGTGTCGCTTAAGGATACGAACGGCAACCTGCGCTCTACTGAGTCGATCCTTGGTGATGTTGCGCATAAGTTCTCGCAGTATGAGGACAGCGCTAGCAAGACGGCGCTGGCGCAGGAGTTGTTCGGCAAGTCCGGCGCGGACCTCATCCCACTGTTGAATCAGCTGGGCACGGAAGGATTCGCGAAAGCACGTGAGGAAGCGGAACGCTACGGCGCCGTCATCAGCACCGAAGTTGCGCAACAGTCCGAGGCGTTCAACGACAACCTGACTCGGCTGAAGCTGGAGACGCAGGGCTTCGCAAACGCACTAACTGCCGAACTCCTGCCCGGACTCATCAAGATCACTGACGGCATGGTCGATGCTGGCTCCGCATCGAATGGCTATCGTGATTCCGCAAGCGCGCTGGCGAATGCCATCAAAGGCGTGGTCGCCGGCCTACTGATCGCGAAGGAATATCTCACCAGCGTTGCCACAGTCACGTTCGCATTCTACGACGCGATAGCTACCACCTTTACAGCGGCCGGAAAGGTTGTTGCTGCGTGGGCCGTCGGCGTCTATGAAGAAGTAAAAGCCGCGTTCTCGCTGGACGGTGAAGCACTATCTGCCGCTCGAAAAAGTCTCTCCGACAATCTCTCCGCTATCGGTACTGACGTTCGCACGAAATTTACCGCGATCGGTGCCGCGCTCTCTCAGGGCGTTGGCGAAAATGTCAGCAACGTCAGCAAAATCCTTTCCGATCTCTTCGGCGAATTCTCGAACGTTTCGGCTGGCGCTGAGACGACGGCGAATGCGATCGATAAGGTCAATGCCCCGCTTGTAGCCAATGCCGATGCAGCCAACGCAGCCGCTAAGGCTCTCGCCGATTACAACAGCGCACAGATGGCGGCCGGCGCGTTCATCGCGAAGCTCCAAGGCGGCTTAGATCCGCTCAACAAGGCCTATCAGGATTATGTTCAGACCGTCCTTCAAGCGAACAAGATTTCTCAGCAGCTAATCGACACCGGAAACAAGGCTGGCAAGTCCACTGAAGCCTACGCGCAGGCTCAGGCCTTCATGGCGAAAGCGGTCGGACTCGCGAATGTCTCGTTGGATGAGCAGGTCGCGAAGCTCGCCCGACAAGGCGACGTGTTAGGCAGTATCCAGCAGGAATACGCTGATCAGTCAGCGCTCGCCTTGATGACGGATCGGCAGCGAGCCATAGCAGAAGCCGTGCAAAATGCTACGGAGAAGTGGACCAGTAATGCCGATGCGCTGTTCCAAAATAAGCAGACGCTGGATGAGGTTCAGAAAGGAGCAGCAGCTGCCGCCGCATCAACCTATGACCTGACAGAGGCTGCCAAACAATCGCGTTCGGTCGCGCAAGAGTTCACCTCCATCTGGACCAATGCCGGCAACTCCATTGCCGATGCCTTCAGCAAGTGGGTCGTCGAAGGCGGTTCGCTGATGAAGTCTCTTACCGACATTGCCAAGCAAGTCGTCGAGCAGATCATCGCCTACTTCGCGAAGCTCGCGATCATCAACCCGATCCTGAATGCGATTTTCGGCGGATCGATGACTGCGGGTGGCGGCGGCCTGCTTCCGGTACTGGGAAGCGTCGGCGGCGCTGTTCTCGGTGGCGGGTCTTTGATTGGCGGCGGGACTTCCGCAGCAGGCAATGCCGATCTTTTCGGTACCGCATCCGGCGGCTTCTCACTCTTTACTGCCGGCAAGAATATATGGAACGGCTTCCAAGCCGGATGGCAATCGTTCTTCAGCAGCAGCGACGCTTTCACGATGGGTCCGCCTACTGCCGCTGGCTCTACAAGCTCGTATTACGGCGGTGGATACACAAGCGGCTTCGGTCAAGCGCTCGGGATAGCTGGCGGAATTTACGCCGGGTACAACCGATTCCAGAATCGCTATGACACCGGAAGCGGATTAGCGGCCGGCGCTGCCTATGGCTATGGGACCTATGCGGCCGGCGCTGGAATCGCAACGGCGGCTGCTACGGGTTCATTAGCGGCTGGGTTCGCTGCAATCCCCGTCGTTGGCTGGATTGCAATTGCCGCGATGCTGATCGACAAATTCAGCGGCGGCAAGCTGTTCGGCACCGATGCCAACAAGCTGGCCGGCGGCGGCGAAACGATCGGCATCTCGGGCTCCGGTGCGGACGTAACCTCGCACTACACGCTAAAGGGACAGAAGCCGCTCTTCGGCGGATCGTATTACGAGGAGCACGCCTATACCGATCAGGACGCGATCGACGCCGCTAACCAGTTCTTCGCCCAGCTCAAATCTGGCACCGAGGATTTCGCCAAACAGTTCGGCGTCACGATGGGCGATATCGTCGGTGGCACCTTCGCGACGACGTTCGACAAGCACGGGAACATCACGTCCTCGTCCTCGACCGTCAACGGCGTCACCTACGACAACGATACCGTCCAGCAATTCCAGGAACGCATTGTCGCGGAGAACGAGCTAGCGATCCTCGGCCAGTTCGATGAGAAGCTCTCGGACGCGATCGACAAGTACCGCAAGAACGCGGACGACCTCTACGCGATCACGAACGACCTCGCCGCGGCGCAGATGGGGTTCAACCAAGGGCTAACGTTCCTCGCGCTCGGCAGCGACCAATCGACTTCTGCGCTCTTGCACCTTGCTGAGACCTCGCAGCACTTCGGAGAGACGGTCGATCAGACCCTGCAACGCCTCATGGCCGCGCAGGCGCAATACGACCAGTTCGTCGGGCAGTTCAAGCCGGCCACGAATTACGTGGACGACTTCGAGGCGACGCTCTCGCAGATCAACCAGCAGATGCAGGCCAACGTCAAGCAGGCGAATGCGCTTGCTCAGGCCGCAGGAGCCGCGGGAGCTTCGGAACAAGACCTCGCGAACATCCACAAGTATGCGGCCGAGCAGGCCCAGCAGGCGTTCCGGGCGTTGCAGGCTTCGGCGCAATCGCTGGCCTTCGGGCTTGGCCTCACGACTGTCGGATCGCTGGATCAGGTCAACGCAGAAATCGAGCGTTTGCAGGCGAAGGCGAATGCCGGTGCTGGGGCCGTCAATAACTTCGGACAGGCGATGCAGACGGCGGCTGAGAACGCCAAGCACGCCATGGATCTTCTGCTCGGCGACCTCTCTCCGCTGAATGACCAGCAGAAGCTGCAGCAGGCGCTCTCAGGGCTCCGAGCCGGCACGGTCACGCAGGATCAGGTACTGGAAATCGGACGCCGCCTGTACTCGTCTACGGCGCAATACACGGCCCTGTTCAACATGGTGCAGGCCATGGGCTCGGGGGCGGCTACATCGCTCGGCGGAGCCGGATTCAGTGGCGGCAACGCTGGCGGACTCTCGGCCGCAGAATCTCACCGACTGCAGGACCTCCTGAAGCAGCAGCAACAGCTACAGGCAGCCGCGCAGCTTCAGCAGTATCAGACGCTGGCTCAGCAGATCGCGGAAATCTCAGCCTTCAAGGGAGAGGACTGGCATCAGGTCGCGAAGGAAATGGGCATCGACATTGCCGCCTTCGAGAAGGGGCTCGGCCTCACGGAGAAGCAGACCGACGACTACATCACGGCGATCGAAAAACAGACAGACGACAACGGCGAGAACACGGCCTCGATCGTCGCGATTCTGACGAAGATCTATGACGTTCTTTCCGGCACAGACCCGAACGCCGATCCGGATGCTCCGAACGGCAGGACTCCGGGGCGTGGTGGCGGCCATAGCGGGCATGGCGCACGAAACGTCACAGATGAAGATGCCGACGCTATCGGCCGCGCCGTGGGAAGGCATTCCGGGCACGCCGGCAATCCGCGCAGCTCGCGGCCGCCGACTGCGGCTGCGACGACGCGGTAATGGCAAAACATTTTGCGACCCTGAACCCAAATGCTTTGGGTCCAGGGCTCGCGCTCGACCTCGGGAATCTGGTCGTCACTACGAACCAGATCAATCTCGACGGCGAAAGGATGGTGCTGTCCACCATTCCGAAGGCCGTAGGTCAGGTCTACGCCGAGTGCTATTTCTACTCGCAGTTCCGCGGCGATCTTAGCGGGCTTTGTGCTTTGGGCATTGCAGAGTCTGATTCTCCACTAGATGAAATGGTCGGCGGAGCCAGCGGCAAGAGTTACGCGTTCCGCCCCGCCGATGGCGGCATCTGGAATTCTGGAGCAGAGATCGATTCTGGCTCGACGCAGGCTATTTCAGAGCGCCGCTGCCTTGGCCTGACGGTCGATTTCAACAATCTCGCCGGCCCTTTTGCGACGTGGTACGTCGAAGGTTCGGAGATCGGCAATGTCCTGTTGCCGGCTGACAAGTTCTGGTGCCTCGCGGTGAGTGTTGGTTGTGGCGATCAGGCTGCGGGAGATGTTTCAGCCTTCGTAAATTTCGGCCAGCGCGCCTTCGAAAATCAGCCGGCTCCTATCGTATGACTGGCTTTCCGGGCTATCGCGATCTGTTCTACGAGGGCTGGTATGAGATCAATACGGAAGGCATTGCGACACTCTATATCTCCATCGCCGACGAAGGGATCGTAACTCTCTCGACAGATACGCCGGCCAACAAGGTTTACAAGGCAAGGCTACTCAATCCGAACGAGTTCTCGATACGCCGCGAGCCCATCGTATGGCCGCATGGTGATACCTCGATACAGCTTGCGGCGATCGGTAGTCTCAAGATCGACAATGAAGACGGCCTGTATGCGTTCCTGGTAGGCGCTGATCTTCGAGATGCTACGGTCGTTATCAAGCTGACTCCGGCCATGGCGTTCGGCTCAGCAACGATGGTGAGCGATTCGCCCACCGTCGCCACCGCGATCCTGGACGATGTTTCGTCCAACGAGACGACGATAACGATCACGCTGCGCGATACGCTGGCTCGGCTCGATAAGCCGCTTCCCGTTCGATACAACCCACCGTTTGTGGATTCGGGAGCCGCGAACCGGATGGTTCCGATTTCGCTCGGGGCTGTGCGGAATATCGCTCCCTTGCTGATCGATGCGCCGAACCGGATTTATCAGCTCGGCGATATGCCGATGTCCAACGTCTCGGCGGCGAGAGTAGGAGCGGCGAACCTCGATCCGAATGCGACGCCTCCGGATTATGTCGTCGCTCTCAGCGGCTCAGGACTGCAGCTAGAGACAGAGCCGGCCAACAAGCTCACTGTCGATTGCTCAACAGCAGGCGCTCAGGTCGTCATTCCGGGAGTCGAAGACGTTCTCGGCGGAATCGGAGAGTTCGAGAACTGGGATTCGAGCGGCATCCCCGATGGATGGGACTGGAGCGATAACCCCGGAAGCCTGCTGCGTCAGATCGGTCCGCCCGATTATCCGGACGCAATGGCAGAGCTTTCGAGCTCGCGCATCTTCCTTCCGTCGATCTCTCGGTATGGCGATTGGCTCGTTACAGACTCCGATGTATTGAAGGCCGGGAAGGCGTATCGGCTCACCGCGAAGATTTGGTCGACGGTAGCTCCTGCGGTTCCAGCGGACGGCGTGACTGGCGGTTTCATGTTCCGTTCCGCGCTCTCCAATAACCCTGCGGATGCGATTTCTCCACACGGTATTCCGCTCAGCGTTCGCTTTGCCGGCGACCAATCCTACGTCTTCGAGTTCCGCTGCCCGCCCGGGGCCGACTGTCCTCTCTACATCATCATCTGCACGTCACGCGTCGGATTAACTGCGGTGGGAGACACCTTCGGGCTTATCTATGACGTAAGGCTAGAGGAGCTTGGCGAGTATCTCGAGCTCCCTCTCCGCGGCATTGGACTTGATGCGTTCTTCTTCGAATGGCTCATCAACAGAGCCGGCGAAGAAGACACGGTATACAGCTCGTCAGACCTTCAAGCCATCGACACCGCAGCGGGTTATGAGTTCGGTTATCACGTTACCGAGCAGCCCAACATTCTAGACGGGCTTAGGACGGCATGCGATTCCTTCTGCGCCACGCTCTTTACGGATCATGAGGGAACGATCCGGGTCAAGCGCCTTATCGACCCGAAGGACTCTGACCCGATCGCAGTGTTCGATTCCACAAACATCCAAAGGCCCAATTCGGTTGACCCAGATCCCGCATCGAATCTGACAACGCTGATCGGTACGAACCGCAACTATGCTCCATTGACCGATAGCGATTTCGTCACCGACTTCGATACGGTTACGGCGGACATACGCACTCGCTTCAAGCGCGTCTCTCAATACCAGCGTACATCGAGCAATGTTCCAGCCGGGCAGTACGCTTTCGCGATCGGCGCTCCGGTTTTCGACTCATTGCTCAACGATCCGGACGATGGCCAGACTGAAATCGATCGCGTCGTCGGAATCTTCTCGCCCCGTGTTTATGACGACGGAACGGTCTCTACCGGCAAGCGTCGGCGCGTCATCTTTACCGCCTACTTCGACGATATCTCGAAGCTCGGATCAAGCATCCAGTGTGATGTGCGCGACATCCTCTACGGATCGATCGTCACGCTGAACTATCCCGAGCAGGGTTTCGATAATACCGCCGTCGAAGTCATCGGGTGGGAAATTTTCCCGTTCGATCAACGCATCATCATTCTGGGTTTCTTCTGATGCTCATCGGATATGGCGATTACACGCTGACATTCTCCGTCGGCGGCTCGTCTACGGGCGCTGATTTCACAGCCCCGACGGACGGCAGCAATCTTGCGGATGCGCGCACGGGCTCCGTGCAAGGCTTGGAATGGATCGGCGGAACCCAGAACACCAGTAGCTACGTCGAAATCACCGTCACGATTGGCTCGGTGAAGGACGCGACGCCCAGCATAGGCGTAGTCGGCCTCTGCAATTGCTCGCTTCCGGCCGGCACGAAGATCGTTTGCGAATCCATCACCCAGCGCCTTGTCGAGGATGCGCGGGGCGAGAGAAGCGCGTGGTTCGTACCACAGACGACGGGAACGAGCTTCACCATCCGCATCTACAACGACGTAAACGGCTCGGCCAGCATCGTTGCCAGCTCCGAGTTTTCCATCGGCGAAATCTACGTCGGACGCGTCATCGGGCTTTGCTCACTCTCCGGATCATCCATCAATCGCACCCTGCAAGACCCAACGGCGACTAGGCGTAGTACGGGCGGCCAGCTATGGGCGCTGATGCGTAAACCGTTCTGGCAGATCGGCGTGCAGCTTGGGCGCTTCACGACGAAGGAGGTTCAGGGCGGCTCAAGTTCCGGGATTGCTGATGGTGCCAGCGGATACATCGATATCAAGACATTGCAGATGACGCTCTCGACTCTGCGTGTCTTCGCTGTCTGCGATCACCCGGATGCAGGACGCGGCGATGGAACCGATCACGGCTCGATCCGATACGGCCAGGATTTCATGCAGACCAACTGGATGCTCTGCCGGCTTTCGAGTGCTGGCCAGCTATCCATGGATGCCCGTCCCTATTGGTCATGGTCTCCGCAATTCATGGAAGCCACGTAATGAGCAATCAGCGCCGAAATCTCGCGATCCAGATACAGACTCCGGGCGGCGACAATCCTTTACTCGTCAGCCTCGTTTCTGCCGGCCCGTACTATCGCGGCGTCGCTGTTTCCGGGCTTGCCTTGGTCGGCAAGGGCGGGACTGCACCCTACGCCTACAGCATCATCGCAACGAGTTCCAACGATCTTCCCCCCGGCCTCTCCGTCGATCCGCTCTCCGGTCAGATCACCGGCACGCCATCGCTGGCAGGGCATTTTTCCTTCATCGCGCAAGTCTCCGATTCCGCCTCGGCGACGTTCACGCATTCGTTCTCGATCACGATTCTGGCGCAACTGTTCTGGCGCGGACCGCCGCCGCCGAAAGGTGAAATCGATGTCAGCTACAACTATCAGTTCCGCGTCTTTGATGCGGCAGGAACGCTGCTGACTTCCGGGTTCACCTATGACGGCACGTTGCCAGCCGGGCTCACGCTGAGCACTGGGGGACTACTGAGCGGAACGCCGACGGCTCCTGCAGGAATCAGCTATGCGACGGTCCATGCGACGAATGGCACGGATACGCTGGATATTCCGATTGCGATCGAGGTTGCGGAACTCCTTTCCATATCCAGCTTCCCGCCAGGAACGGTCATCGTCATAGGGCAGCCATTTTCTTTTGGTGTAACGCGAACGGGGGGTGTCGATCCGGTTAGATATAGGATTGACCCAGACTTCGCCGCCTTCTGGCCTGATTTCGCCGTGATCAATCCGAATACCGGGGTTGTCACTGGGGTCACTAATGATTTAGCCCTTGCTGGCGGTTTCCCGGTGCTAAAAGTCCTCGCCGAAGACGCGCTAGGCGCAACATCCAGCAATGGCGGATTTGTCGATATCGTCGCGCAGATTATCGAATTGCAGGCCGGCCCAAACGTATCCATCGATTACACGGATAAGCAGAATCCAATCATTGGCGCTAACCCCGGCGCAGGCGGCGGAATCGCCACCATCGCGAGCGTCGGCCCCGATAGCTCTGGGAATCTTGAAATAGAGGGAATCGTCGAAGATTCTCCCGGCCATCTTCGTGTCGAAAACGCAGGCGGCGGCATCCAAAGCATTTCCGGGGCCACGCCTGATAGCAGCGGCGATCTTTCGATCGAGGGGATCGAGCAGGATTCAAACGGCAATTTGTACGTCGTCCGTGATGCGATGCCGCAGACACCAATTCAGATACAAGACGAAGGAATCGATAAGGGAGCGACCGGACAGGCGACAAAGTATAACTTCATCGGCGACGGCATCAGCGCGGATGTGGCCGGCGACACGGCTACGATCACAGTCAATAAGCCGACGATCTTGGAGGCGTTCAACCCGAGAACACAGTTCTTTTTTTATGATGACTTCGTAAACTCCACCACGCCTAATAACTTTTATACGACTTCCGGTCTGGGCTATGGGGCATCGACAGCAAGGCCTGGGCTGCTGGTTAGAGCCACTACCATAGGCCTCATGTATATGCAGACCTTCGTTTGCTTCTATCCAGCGAACGGCTCCATGTCTGTAGCTGGCGGATTCATTATCCCCACGCTCAGCAACGGCACTGACAGATTTAATATAGCAGCAGGATTCCGCGAGTCTTTCACCGGCGCTTCATCCAATTCTGTAGAAATTTTATACAGCGACAATATCAATTCAGGAAGTTTCAGTCTGGTGCATACCAATGGAGGCGTTGACACGTCTTACAATACGACGATTCCTGCAATCGCCAATACTTGGTATGATTACGAGATTCGCATTCCTGCCGGAGCAGCATCCTCTGAGCTCTACATCAATGGCGTTCTAGCGGCGACAGGCGGAACGGTCCCGGCCGCACTCATGGCGGCTGGATTCATAATTGCGACCGTGAGTGGGACTGTCAGCGGCAACAATATCGCAACTGACTATCTTTATGTGGCTGGGTCACGATAGAACGCGCGTTCCGGGAATCACACGCAGCACTGCGGATTCGCGTTCTCGGCTAGCCAGCGGATGAGCGGTTTGGCGGCTTCGGCGAATGACTCGCGTTGGGCGGGGTCATAGGGCATCAGCTTCCCACGATAATAGAAGTCTGCCGAAATATTGGAACCAGACCTTTCATGAATCGTCTCTAAGCTATTGATTTCATGCGCCCGAAGTTGGACTCGAACCAACGACCCTCTGATTAACAGTCGGCTGTGGGAAATGCTGTAACGCATTGACGGAACAGATAGAAAGTTACAGATTTGAGTTCT